TCCATTCATTGCACCATATTGTTGGTACACAGTTTGCTGGATCTGTAAAATTTGCCCAAGTGTTGCTTGCTTTTCTTCTGACTTGCCTGTGCCTAAGCCTACATTAATCTGTAGATCCATTTCAGTATTCCATGTTCTAGGATTGATAGGCACAAATTGATTATTAAGGCGCATCATTTCTTCTTTGCGACTATTCTTGACAGCCAGTTGCAACATTTTTCTAAATAGTTGTGACAAACCACCTTCAGCTAGATTTCTAGCAATAATTTCTACTTGCTGTGTTGCGTTAGCTACTTGAAAATCGACAGCCGTTTTTGTAGTGGATTGCAATACATCTGGGTTCAACCCTACCCCAGCATTGGAAACCCCTACTTTTTGTTCGACTTGCTGATCCATATACTGCATTGCGCCAAGCGTGTTACCAGCCGTAAAAGGTATGGTAATTGGCGTTATACCCCCTGGCTGTCTTTGGCGTATGACAGCCCCCACCTCATTGTTAAGTACATCATCGAGGTTCACCTGACTATCGACAACGGCTAAACGAGGTGTATTTGTCAAAGCAATATTATCAAGTACCCCTCTTAGCATTGATGTTGATGCATCTTGATCATCCATCAGCATTGAAACTATTGATCTACCAAAAACTGTGTGAGGCTCTGGATCACATTCAAAAACAGCAAAAGGCTGGTGATCACAGGGCATATAATCTAGTAACTTATAATGAGAACCACCCATAATAAATTTGTATAATGTTGGTACGCCTGAACCCTCAATGTCTAGGCGCATATAACATTCAGTTATCCCAACTAATTTGCTCGATGGGTCTATTGTATTTTCAGAATCTGACTGGGTATCTGTGTACCCTCTTCTGGCAAATTCTTCTTCATCATGTAAACTATCTTCATCTAATGAATTTAAATTACTAACAACATCATAATCAAAACCCATTTCGACAAGTTCACCAACACGTTTATTGACTCTATGACCAACGACATACGCTGTTTCAACATCAGTAGCATTTCGGTCACAGAACCATTCTTCAGGTGGAACTGAATCTACTTTTAAATCACCAGATTTATTTAATCTTGAGATTTTGACCGAATGACTAGATTTTTCAATTTCTGCGCCAGATTCTTGATCGACTTCCATAACCATTGTCTGACTATGCTCAAGCACTGTAACAGTTTCATCGGCAACCAAATAATTAAACTCAAGATCATTAAGATTTGTGTATGTATGTATTTGAGAGGTGCTAGTATCTTCATAATATACCTTTAAAATTCCTAATCTTTTGACAAGTGCGTCTTGGAACGCATTATTTAATAATTTAAAATAATTTTGCTGATTTAATTTATAATTAATGTACTGGGTCATCTGTTGCGCATTTGCAACATCTTCTTGACTTCTAGGCACAAACTCAACTGGAGTACCAGTGCCAAGAAATACACGCATTAAGCTAGGTTTAATGGCTCTTACAGCATCCCTACACTTTGTTGCGACTACTCTAGAACGACCCTCTTCATACCCTAAACGTGTCTTTCCATCAAAGTATTGTTGACTTAACGTGCGTTCAGGCACTATTTCTGA